ACCGCTTTCTAGCAACCAAACTGGAACTCCCGTCATTGCGGCACATTGTCTAAATATCAACTCTTCTTTACTCATTTCTCCATTGTCAAAATGAAGCACAGGAACTTGATACCTTTCAGAAGTTTTCGTTACGAAATCTATGCAAAATTGAGTTTTACCTACACCTGATCTAGCTACGATAACAGTTATATTCCCCGGTCTTAATAAAGATCCATACATGTCTTGAAGTTTTTCGTGAGGACCGCAAAATCCAAACTCATCTACAGGATTTTCACCTCTTTCTTCAATGATTTCTTCCATTGAATCAAAGATGTTTTCTGGTTGATTATCTCCAGTTTCGTATAAATTTATTTGATCATTATAAACTTTATCAGCTATTTGGACGATAGATTCAAAAGAAGAAGAATCTGGCATTTTCTTCATTTGAGTGCTTAAATCTATGCCGCATTGTGCTATTTCTCTTCTAACGGTATATTTCTTTAGTTCTATGGCAACGCTTTTTACAGATTCAGCGGAAACTTTTTTTACAGACAAGCATTCAACATGATCAAACGGATTCATTCCGTCATCAAAAGAAATGCCAAAACTTTTTACTCTTTGCGCTATTACAACTTCATCTATTTTTTCTCCGTTTTCAATCGCTTGTCTTAAAACAGAAAATAAAGTTCTGTTCATTTTTGAAACGAAATCTTTTTCACTTATAAAAGCGGCAATGTCGGCATATCTATCTGGATACTTTATTAATCCAGCTAGAAGCTGCGACTCTAAGTCATACGAAAATATCATGCAAGTAATATACTACTCGTTATATCCAATGTCAATCATTTCTTCGTTGTCATTGTTCATATCGTCAATATAGTTTTCTAAAGCCTTCATAAGGCCCATTTGAACTATAGGGCTAGCTATCTTAGCGCATATTAATGGGCAACCTTCTTGGTTGACGTAAGCGATTATAAAACCCTTAGAAGATTCGTCTGTAGAACCAGTGAATTCGAAAAGCTTATTAAAGTAGTTCTCTGGAATTTTAAAATTTTTAAAACCTTCTGTGTTGTTGCCCTTTTTCATTCTATTATAATATTACACCTTGCGACTCGAAAAGCTCTCTATCTATTATATCATTTTGATAAATAGCTACAAGTACAATATTATTAATTTCGCAAAATTTTTCTTTGTTCTGATCTCTTTTTAATTGGTCTAAATATTTAAATCGGTTTTGATGGAAAAATTCTACATATTTAGTGTGTTGCTGCCCTTGGACTTCTATTGCTATTTTTTTATTAGCGTTATAAAAATCCAAGGACAGTCTTGATCCTACTACTGGAAATTCTTCAAAAACTACATCTTGATCCCAGTATGTTTTAATAAACTTTTTTACAGTAGTTTGAAATTTGCTCCTACTACTAGCATTCCAGTCTATTAAATATTTTTTGAGGTTTTTATACCTCTTATTCTTCCCGTGTATCGTCAGAAGTTCCATTTACGTCGTCAGATAAGAATGATAAAACATTTTGTTTAATATAGCCTGTAAAAAACTTTTTAACATCTTCGTTTTCTGATATTAGAGCTTCTAATTTAGGCATGCCTTGTATTTGATTGGAAAGATCTACTCCGAACCTTTTAGCGTTATCTATGACATCAGCAGCAAAAGACAGCCAAGCTCCTTTTTTGATTACCATATCCCATCCCAAAATGAAATCGCTAATTTCTTTTTCTATCCAATTTGAAGTTCCGTTTTTTCTCCCGTATCTAATTGGATATTTTATTACAAGATTAGTTTTTTCATTGGGGGATTTTTTAACTGTCACTTTTACTTGATGACCTATATAAGGATTTTTTTGGGCATCTGGAGCAGCTTTTTCATCTTGAAGAATTAAGTCAGACTTATTTCTAGCTTCAAACTGAAGAATCCAATTAGCGAAATGTAAGAGAGCATTTCCGCCTGTAGCTAAAGTCTGCCTAATTGGGGCTTTGCTATAAGGGTCTAATTTAATATCATCTCTAACTTGGGAAATAAATATTGCAATATGCCCTCTTTTTTGAAGAGCTGCCGCACATTTCTTCATGAATGTACCCGCAACAACTGCACCGCCAGCAACTTTTTGAGATTCTTCAAAAGTTTTATCCAAATCATCTTTTCTAAGTAAGCCATCTACAGAGTCAATAATAAAAAAGTATTTATTTTTCTCTTGGTTTTTGCCTACTAATTGGCGCATAGCATCTACAGCTGTTTCATATATATTTGTTTCGAAAACGAAGCAAGTTCCTTCTTCCCATTCTTCACTATTAGTTACAAATTTAACTCCTGATCGAGCGGCGATTTCTTCTCCTAGTCTACCTTCAGCTTTTATATAAAAACCTTTTCGATTTTCATTTTTAACATCTAAGAAATTTTTAAGGAATTGTAAAGCGCAACTAGTTTTGCCTCCTTCATTCATTCCTACAAATCTATGTAATCCAGTACCTAACCCTCCATCAAGATAATAATCTAAAGTCATACTTCCGCTAGGGACTCTGTAATTAATAGTATCTTCAAAATTAAAATGTGAGTCTTTATTTTGTTTTAAAAAGCTGTTTAACTGTTCTTGAGATGTTAAAATGCTGCTTCCATCATTTTTTTTGCTTGTTTTTTTATTCATTATCTATAAACTTTCTTATTGTATTTATTCTTTTATTTATCTTTTTACTTCTTCCTTTTTTATCTCCTAATTTAATGTCAGGATTTATATATTCAGGTATATGTTTTTTATATTGAAAATCTACAAACCTGAAAAACCGTTCGTTGAGAAGGCACCTGATTGATGGAGGCTTTTCTTTTAGCTCAAATTTCTGCCAAAATGAATCATCTGGGTATCTTTCTAAGATTTTTTTAAGTAATTTATACTCTCTAGCCCAAAAAGACTGGTTTTGCCTTTCTGGAACAGATATGAGCTTCTTAAGGATATCCTTCTTATTCATTAATGAACATAATAAGGCAAAAGCCTCTTAATGTCAAAAGAAAAAAACTGCTGGTTGCCCAGCAGTTGTAGATTACTCGTTAGAGGGAGTGAAAGTTGGGCTTTGAAGGCCCGGATTTTTTAGAGCTTCTTTTAAATTTTCTCTTTTAAGTTCTTCGTCGATCTTTAACCCTTCTTCAGCAAGCTTAGGAGTAATTTCTCCTGTATCTGGAGCAGGTTCATCCACAAATACTGCTGTGGGTTCTGCTTTCATTTCCATCATTCCAGCTAAACTTTCTAACTGTTTCTTTCCTTCTTCTGACAATGTGCCAGCTTTTTCGTATCTTTTTAAAATTCCTATTTTGAGCTTATTTGGAAGATCTTTTTGTTGATCGGTTAATTCTCCGGCACCTTCCATAAGCATCGAGCGATTCTTGTTGTAAGACATTCCGCACATATATTTGGCGTCTGCTGATGACATGCCAGCGGTATCAACAAACATCGCTTCGTTCATCATACATTCTTCCATATAAGAAGAATACATTTCTTTTTCGCCTTCTTCCATCATATTTGAGATGGATACTTCTGCTACGAAATTTTTATTATCTAATTTAAAATCGCTTTTCATTTTATAAATTTAATTGTTTTTTTTGTATTTAATACTCCAGTTAGTTTTTAATCCTTCTCTAGGGGTATTGGCTAAAGTTTCTAAAGGTTGAAGTTGGTCAATAGTTTTTTTCAAGATATCGCCTTTTTTATAATTAGGACCGTCATTGATAACTTCATAGGCAATGATTTTGCCCATATCATTTGATAAATTTAAAATTTGTTTAACAATACCTTCGCTTCCATAATGATTAGATCCAGCATTAACATTTATAATTCTCATTCCTTCAGATAAACCTGTTTCATCTTCCATTTCAGGCTCTTCTCCTTCTTCCGAATATGAAATATAGCTATGAACAGATGCTAGATAATCTTCGATAATTGTTATTTTGCTTTGAACCCAAGGTTCAAGCTTTGAGGCTAATTTATTATTATTTCGTAATTTATTTAGTAAATCTTTTGAATAGTCAGAGATAAAAGCTAATTGACCTAAAGCCATTTGATAACCTTCTTCAATAATTTCTTCATTATTAGCTTCGATATCTTCCGTTATTTCTTCTGCTTTGGACAAATAAGGAACTAAATTTAATAAATCTTCCTCGTTCCAATAGGTTAAGCCATCCCACTGATGGATTACATCTTCAATTGATCCTTTAGATGTGTAATCTGTGACAGAT